CTCAGTTCCAACATCATTAAGCTTGTTGGAACCAACTCTTCTGTCTCTCAGAGAAAGTTCATAAGTCGTGTTAATACCAAACTCTGGGTTTCCTGTTACGTTATTGACATTGAATGAAGGTCCGAAACCAAAACTGACTGATTGGTTTTGTAAATTCTTTGTGGTTCTTGGTTTTTTGAAGTCAATAAGAGTAGTTCCAAAAATCTGAACTCTATATCCAGAAACATAAGCAGTTCCGGGAGAAACCTTATAGATACCAATATCATCTGAAGGATTCTCTCCACTTTCTGTAACTTGTCCAGGAAGATAAACACCTCTATTACCAATTTGGTTGTTGATACTGTCTTTTACAGAAGTGATGAATTCCTTCACATAATAATGACCAGACTCTTCAAAGGTTCTCTTGGCCATCTCATCGCCAAGAATATTATATTCTGTGTCAACATTTACTGTTCTCAGAACTCCATCCTGAACTTCAGCAAGTTGAATAAAGTTGGAAATGATTTCATCTTTTTCCTTCTTGACCAAAATTGGAGTAATTTTCAGTCTATCCGCACCAGGTGCTGTGTAATTATTAAATCCTTTCGAGTTATCTCCAAGGGAAGGATCAACATCTGCACTGATAATCTCCTCAAGAACATTTAGTCCAATCTGAAAAGTAGGTTCCGTGGAGTTCTGACTGAGAATGATCAACTGCTCGTCAACGTTGACAAAGTAACCTCTTAGGAAATAAACACCGGGAGACATTGCCATCGCTGTTCCAGTGATGTTCGATTCCTGAACAACCGAACGAGCGAAACCATCACCGGCAGGGATGAAAGTGGTGGCATATACAATTGACTCATCTGTCAACAGAACTTCATTATCAAAGAAGGTCGCAACCTCAGCATCAGTGTTACCTGAGGCAATATAATTGACATAGAGTGTATAGTTACCAAGCTCAGATTGTCCATCAGTAATATAAGTTATGACTTCTGCGGTAACACCACTGCTTGCACCAGTAATCTTCTTACCAAGAAGCTGATTAATATATAAACTGACAGGAATTCCAAGATAATTGGTCTCAATCTGAATTCCCTGAAACGTATCGAGATACGTCAGATTTCCAGGAATGACCTTTGCACCCTCTTTGAAGATATGATTACCAAACTGTTCGATCTGGTTCTGCAGAATCGATTGTAATCCTGTTAGCTCCCTTGCTTGGACAGGATAGGCCGGTTTGAAAAGAACCTTGTGGTAGTTACTTTGAGGATTAAAGTCGTCAAAGTAAGGAGCAACATTGAGATTTGTTTCCTGTGGCATGATTTCTTATTAGAATTGCAAGATGATCTTTATGTCTTCCTTTTGTGATGAAGATCTCGTAATTGGTGGTCTATTGTCAACATAGACAATATTTCCAGAATACTTCTTCACTTCCGGCGATGAAACTCCATTTACGAAGTTCTGTCCAAGGTAGTATGTTCTGTTATTTAGAACCGTTGTGATACCCTGAAAGTCACTCTGGATAGAAAGAGCAATCGACCCACCGTTAATAGTAAGCGATCCTCCGGCTGCAATAGATGAAGTGAATCTTAACTCCTCAAATCCATATTGAGGACTTGTGTTGTCGGACCCGTCTGTGTTGAAACCAGCGTTGGTTCTGTTCTGCCAATACTTCAAGACCCCAGTCGAACCATCATAAGAAATAACTCTACCGACTGCAGTTGAAGCAACACCAACATTTTGTGTAATAAAGGAGTCTGCCGCAAAGATCGCTTCACTATATCCAGTTCCAACAAGTTTCAGTGCATAAACAGCACTTGCCTTATCTTTGGTGAGGAGATTTGAAGTTCCCTGTTCGATCGGATTCTCACAAATTCCAATTCTTGCAAATTCATTACCGGTAATGAAATCTGGGTTCTCAGTGTCGTTCTCGAATCTCGCATAAAACAGAACCTGAAGAGCTCCAAGTTCTCTGTAAATATCAGCCCCATGTCCTCCATTGGGAGGGATAATAACATCAAATGCAGCTGAGGTTGAACCAGCAGGAATTCCAACTTCAGCAAGATCGAGAGTTCCGTAAGTGTATCCACTACCACCATGGGATACAGTAACAGTCTCAACCTCAGAGTCATTATTGATAACAACAGTAGCCTTACCACCACTACCATCACCCTTAATGGGAACATCAATATAAGTCAAGTTGGCAGTTCCAAGACCAACTCCTCTGTTTCTAATTTTAACAATCTTCAGCTGACCACTTGTAGCTGCGTTTTCTCTAACAGGAGCGTCGGTTGTATTTGTTTCCCAGTCATCTGGAACAGGAATATAATCAGTCGTATCAAACCTGACAGCTTCAGATGGTTTGATTGTGTAAAGATACTTCCAAACATAACCATCACCACTGGCACCAGCTGCTCTTGGTTCCAAATCGGTGAAAGTCGGCTCATCCAATGAAGGACCACCTTGGAAATTGTTCTCTGGTGAAGCGTTATTATCGAGACAGATATAAACTCTAAAATCACTATTCAACACAAAGTAATTTGCATCATAGATGTCAAACGAACCAGAAGGTTGTGAAGGATTATCTCGATCGATGTCGTTCCTCCACATATCATAGGTGATACCAGAAGTCCAAGTGACTTTCCTGACAACCTGTGAGATGTCGGCATCATCGATCTTCTTCATCGCGATCATTGTGTCCCAATAATCGTTAGATTCGTCGAGGTTATCCTTCGGTGTGGGTGGTGATTCCGCCCAAGTTGAAGAAATTTCAGTAGCATTGGGAAGACCAATCCAAGCGTAGTAAGAATTTCTTGTAGTCTGAACTCCAGAAACAAAGTTCTTGGCGTTCAAAATTCTTAGTTGGTCAGTAATTATAGCTGCCATTTGTTAGTGGATTTTTACTTATTTAGTGGGGTTTTAGATGCCTGCTGCATCAAGTCTTGCAAGGATGGTTGCGTTTTGTGCTTCCAACTCTGCAATTCTGTCTCTTTGTCTCTTGACTAGGTTGGTCAAGACTGCTCCAACTCTGTCATAATGAACAGTAGCGGGCTCACCATCTTCAAAACAAACAAGTCTGGGGTCAATCTCAGCTAACTCCTCAGCAATGAATCCAACGAACTCAGCATCAGGGGGTTCTGTAAGTGCTGGGTTGCCTTGAATTGGATTGTAAGAAATTGGTCTTGCCTTTTCAATGAAGACATCACAATCAAAATCACTCAAGTCGGTAATATTTGTCTTCCACTTCCGAGAAGAAACCAGTCTTCTCATACGACCAGAACTGTCAATTCTCACATCAGATCCACCTGAAGTGACATTCGCGAAGATTCCATCCATTGATACCAATCCTGCACCGATCTGTTGAAGGGCAGGCTTTTCAGTAGGTGAAGTTGAGTCGAATATCTGAACGATCGGATTCAGAGCTGGATTTCTATTTTGTGGGAAGAATTCAATCTCAGAAGTTTGGGAGAGAATTTCACCTCCCCTCACTTGAATTCTCTGACACTCCATTCTGTCACCGACAACGAAGTCATTCGTTCCGTCAGTTCTGAAACACTCTACTCCATCTTTCTGGAAAATGATGTTACCAGCGGTTGCATCAAAGATTGTATTGGACCCATTGAATCTAAGTGAGGAGTCATCACCAGTTCCAAAATAAAGTCTGATATTGTCGTTAAACCTCATCTCACTACCACTGCCAAGAATGACATTATTTGTGAAAGTCATTTGACCAGAACAGGTGTCAGTCGCATTACTGCGGAGGAAACCAGTTGAGTCAATGCTGTCTAACTGTCCAGCGTTTGTTGCAAAATTAGCATTAGTTGCGTTAGTCGCATTAGTTGCGTTGGTTGCATTTGTTGCGTTAGTCGCAGTAACTGCATTGGTTGCATTGGCGACAGTACTGGAAGTGAGTGCAATAGTTCCAGTGGCGTTGGGGAAGGTGAAAGTTCTGTCAGTAGTCAGGTCATCAAAATTCAGGAAACCTTCAATGTTAATTTGACCAGACTTGGCAAAACGATAGGTGTCGGTTCCACCATTACCACGGAAGTAAATGTTAGTACCAGTGGATTCACCAATAACGATTCCACCAGCACCGTGGATATTCAAAGAACGGTTAGAACCAGCAGGTTCGATAGTCCAGTTGGCATCTGGACCAGTGAGTTTATTACTTTCAATCTTAAGCCAATTACTGGTTCCAGCGTTATCCATAAACTGGAAGTAGCTGGCTCCATAAAAAGAAGTAACATCACCATCAGTTCTCAAGAAAACTTCACCTTCCGTGTTCTCTAAGTGAACAATGGCTGGGTTGGTGGATCCCTCATAAATGTGAAGTCTTTGATCTGGATTTTGAGTTCCCAGTCCCAAGCTGTCTTGACTAGCATCATAGAAGAATGTTCCTCCATCAACTGAGAGGTCCCCTCCAATGGTGGTAGCGGTACCAACTGTCAATCCCTGATCAATGTTAAAGAAACCAGAGACATTATTGAACTGAGGGAATGTTCCTTCTACGAACAAGTCTCCAGTAATCCTTGTGTTACCAACAACGTAGAGTGGGACATTTGGGGTGTTGGTGCCGATGCCCAGATAGCCATTTGTGTGAATTCTGACTTTCTCGTTATTGGAAATCTTGAAAGTATGAGCACTTGCTCGTGTCTCGGCAATTACAAAAGAATTGTCTTCAAGATCTATGTGATCAATTCTATTCAGTTGTGAAGATTGTGCTGGATTAATTCTTACAGATTCGTTTCCACCACTAGAAACAACGAGTTTTGCATCAGGATTGGTGGTGCCGAGGCCAACATTTCCACCATTCTCTATACTTACAAGTTGATTTGTGGGGGTTACATTTCCACCATAGAAAGCAAAATTATCGCCCTGAAAGACGAGAGGATCGTAAGTTGATCCAGCTCTATCAAAAGAAAGGATCGCTTGTATGCCATCACCACCTCTGTTCGCTTTCACCTCAAATGAGTGACCACCATTCCTTACACAAAAATCATTATTTTTCTCTGTGGTTCCAATTCCAACGTAATCAAAGAATCCACGCTCAATGTCAATTCGATCAGCAACATCAATCGTAACATTACCAAACTGACTACTCAACTCAATGTTGGTGCTGTCTGGTTTGATGTTGGTTACGATTCCCGCAAAAACGTTCGTACCATCTCCAACGGCATTGTAAAGCTCGTTAAAATTATCATTGATAATGTCTCCACCATTTCTTAGAGGATCACCAGTTCCATCATTGGGGGATGATCCGAGATTGATTAACTGTTTTGCCATTACTTCGGGTCTCTAACTACTGGTTGATCCTCAAACTTTATTTATCCACTATAATCTTGATAGTCCTCAAAGGCGAGACGGTTCTGTCTGGTAATCAAAGGACAAGTACCCAAACCAGCAGCTCCATTGTCACCAAAGTATGTGTAAACCTGAGGAGTAAATCTTGGACCAAGATCAATCTTACCCCAACTCCACTCTCCAAGATCTGGATTCTTGAAGATTGTACCAGAAAGGGTGACACCGTCATCATTGTCAAATTTGATAACACCACTACTGAAATCACTGGTGTCAGCATCAAACGTAATTGTTCCACCAAGAGCAACTCGACTGAAGACACGAACAACAGCAGTGGTCCCAACACCAGTGACATTTGTTTCAAGATGTTCTGTGAAGTCAACCTGCCAGACACCATCCAAGTAAGGACCAGTGGTTCCAATGATTGTCACATTGTCTCTCATTCTGGGTTGCATTCTAGACTGTACCAGAGCTCCGTTCGTTTGACTCAGAACAAAGAAGTCACCAGTTGAAATTCCACTAATTGATGTTGCAGATGTTCCAACAATCTTCTCATCTCTGAGAGGAGAACCAACAGGAATGTAGAAGTCGAGGAGGAAGTAGGATTGATTAGAGCTGAATGTGGTCAGTGCCATTCCAACAATGTCACCATTGTCACCATAATAATTTTCAACATCAACCTTCTCACTGACAACCTTAGGAGGCTCAATAAGAACATTGGGAACTCTGGTATAACCAACACCAGGATTCGTCACTGTAATCGAATCAACAGAACCGTTTGAAACAATGGCAGTTGCTTCAGCTCTTCCCTGAGTTCCAATACCAGATGGAGTTTCAAATGTAACTGTCGGAGCTTGAGTGTAACCGGCTCCAATATTGTTGATAATCACATCAGTGATCGTTCCATCGAAAGCTAACAAAGCTGTTCCAGCTGCACCGACAACCTCAAATTGAGTGTTGAATCTTATGCTGTTCTGATAATCAGGTTCCAGAGGAGTTGCGTTCTTCTCATTGACAGCGTTGAACATTGGTCTGATGTGATCAACATAGACTTCGGTCGAACCAAGACCAACGGACTGAATCACAGTCGCTGTTGGGAAGAGAGATGTCTCATAGAGTTCTCTGTCTTTACCAGCGACAGTTCCATCGACGATCTTATCAACTGTGGACTTACACCAATCGACAGGTCTGAGTAATCTACCAGTAGGATCAATTCCGGGACCAGTGTAGGGTGTGGTATTGACAAAGTCCGTAGAAGGAACAAGAGAAACAATTCTCGGATCCTGACCAGCGGTAGAGACATTCTCATCACGATATTTTGAAATCTCAAGAGTGTCACCACGTTGAACTGTCTTGGGGACTCTTGTGAATTTGGTGTCCAATCCAGGAGTTCCTTCAAAGAAGAGAATCAGTGAATCTTCACCTTCTTCTGGTGCCTTCGTGAAGGTGATGAATGAACCACCATTGAAGTTGTAAGAAACTCCCGGTTCCTGGAGGACATTACCAATGAAGACAATCAAAGTGTGATCCAAATCAATTCCAACTCCCTTATCCTTATCGATCGCGGAATACTCTCCTTCCAACAAAAGTGGGAAAGAAGTGCGCTCTCCATCAAAGAACTTAGTGATAGAATCATAAACCTTAAGACCACCAACAGACCAACCGTTGAAACTTTGATCTTTGATTGACTCAACTTCAAGTTGGAACTCATTGAATGTGAAAGAAGTATCTGTGGGGATTCCAGTTGTCCCGCCAATCTCAACAGTCAGTTTTTCTAAATCTTTATAACCATAACCAGATGTTCTCAAATTGAAGTTGATAACACTGGAACCCTGTCCGACAATGATGTCAGCAACCGCACCGGTTCCAACTCCAGTGGTTGTCTCATTACTATAAATCAGAGGAATGTTGGTATAGTTGAGAGGTGCGTCAATGACAACTATAGGTGGGTTGGATGAGGTATATCCAACACCCGGATTGGTGATTGCGATACTTACAATGTGACCACCACTGACGGCCGCTGTACCAATAAATTCAATATTTGGAGCACCATCACTATATGTCTGAACACCAACATTGATAAAGGTTTGAATTCCAGGACGATAACCAGAACCAGAGTTTCCGATACTAATAGAAGAGATTGTTCCTAAACCAGAAACAACTGCTGTACCACCTGCAGAAACCAAAGGTTGATAACCAAGTCCTTGAACCATCGCCAATGATACAATAACTCCACCAAGGGGAAGACCAGCTCTGTTTGGATCATAATCAAGAATGTCCGAAGTTCCAAAGAACTGAATGTCAGTGTTACTTCCATTCTCAAACATTGTGTAACTGGACTTCTCATAATCCGTTCCACCAACACTAATTGGATCAGGTTTCTGGATAATTCCATCAACCATAATGACAGCGTTATCAGATGACATTCCAGAAACACTATTTCCAGAACTCTTCAGAGTGAAATTAGTTGTAATTCCATTGAAAGAAGATGAGATATCATCAAACACATAGTTGTGATCATAAGTCTCATCTGAAGAGTTGATAGGAGCAGTTCTCAAGAACACTCTTCCTTGGAAGGTGGAACTAGTTGTCAAACCAGTAAAGTCTCTTAACTCAGGATCACCACCAGTAGTATTGACAGGAATTTTACCGAACGGAGCATCGACAAAGTTGATGTTATTGTTGACAATATTATAATTACCAATCATCTTTCTCACCACAGTGGTAGCTGGGTGAGTTGCAAGAACGGTTCCAAGTTGTGCTCTCAATACACTAATGTTATTAGTAACTGAATTGACAGCAGTAACGGTCATCAACTCTTCTTGAACCTTGATGATATCACCAGCAAAGAATGATTGAATTCCAGTAACTGGAAGTTCTGAAGTGAAACTGACTGTCGATTCAAGTGTTGTTGTAATTCCAGTCCGAGAAATTGGTGACTGAATCATATTGTCAATAGCAACCAGAATCTTAGAGTTCTGATTTGTTGAGGTGAAACTATGAGAAACACCAATACCAACTGTGGTGAAATCAAGAACTTCAGGAGTCGGATACTTCAGAGCTTTCTCTGCAGATGTCGCCAATCTGATTCTCTTGTCATCGACCTTGACCGCATAAACTTGGTGGGGAACAAAATCTGTGTTACCGATTCCAGGGACATTGACTGTGGCAATTCCAATTGCTTGAGTTGTTCCAGCTCCAGAATAAGCGTATTCCAACAGCTCACCAGTTTCGAAGTAGTGATTTGGAATATCAATTGTGTTATACAGAAGACTTACAATTTCAGGATCATTACCAAGGAATTCCTTACGGAAGATTGGACTATCATTATGCTTCAGTTCAAACTCTGTTTTTGGATCAAGTTGAGTACCTGTGTAATTTCCACTCTGACCACCAATGATAGAACAATTCAAATCAACATCATTGGGGGATCCATTTCCTGAGTCAATTTGAAGTTGGTTTTCATAAACCTTAACATCAACTGCGACATTGGGAACAGGTGTAAATTCAATGACAATAAAATCACCATCTCTTCTTGTTCCAACAGTTCCAATTGTGCCACCAGTTCTGATGTCACCAAAACGAATATCGTTGATCGGAACTTCGTTTGTTGCCGCCAAGACGGTGAGGTCAAAGAGTTCATATTCAGTGTTAGTTGTATCGGTCAGTTGAACTGTTAGATAGTCACACTCATAAGGAGTTGTGAAGGAAGCAATTCCAACTGCAGATGGTGAAGCGGTGGATGCAATGGAAGTTTGAGATCCACTCAGTTTCGCAACTTTCAAAGTAGTAGATCCACCAGTTCCACCAGAAGCTGCTCTCAATTGAGCAATATTGGCAACAATCTTTACATCATTGACTCCACTTGGATGGAAGGTAACAACGGTCGATCCACTGGTGTTACCGATACCAATGGTTCCGATTCCAGGTGTGGAAGGAGAAGAGAAAACATTGGACTCCTCAACAGTGTTAATGAACACACTGGAGACATCACTTCCATCATTGATAAGATTGAGTTCTGTTCCAAATGACTCATTGGTGTTCTGATCGACTGCAACAAAGTGAATCTTTGCTGATCTGTATGTTGAAGGAATTGTAATAACTTCGACAGAAGACCCACCAGTTGCGGTAACAGTATTTGAATCAAATCTGACAATATTACCAAGACTGGTACTACCTGTTTCAGCAACACCAACGGTCTGGGAGAAACTCAGAGTTGTGATATCATATTTGTTAATGGTAAAGAATGTCGGGAAGAATGAAATCTCTTGATTGTTGGTGTCGAGGTTGATATTGACGTCAAATGTTCCAAGATCTTGATTTGTCGAGCTGACTGCATATTCACTCAGAACTTTTCCATTCAGAGTTGAAAGAATTGCCATCTGACTATCGTTTTGGAACTCTTGATCAGTGACAAGAGTGATGATCTTGTTATAGACGAAATCTGTTGGATATGTCGCAACAATAGAGAACTGTTCAAGTCTCTGAACTGAGTTAAAAGTATTACTAAAGTCATCAATTCTAAGAGCTCTGTTTGAGATAGACTTGATATAGTCAGTCAGAACCTTATTATCAAAATTGATTATGGTACTGGTAGTTGTTCCATTGATATCAACAGTAGTCTCAGAAACATCATCCCAAGAATAATAGCAATTCAAGTCACCAAAACTCTCAAGATCAATGATTAGATCCGCACTAGATGCTGCAGGTTGAACAACTGCAGTGAAGCTGGGATCTTTACTTTCAATCTGGAGATCACCAAACTTCTGGAATCCAGCAGTATGGGTCATCGCACTCACAGGATCATTCCAAGTGTCGTAAGGAACTTGAGACTTCAGTGAATAAGAGAAGTTCTGATAATATTCATTATTAGGAAGTTTCTGGAAATTATTGTTGAGATAACCAGAAATTGACTGCCATCCGTGAATAACAGTAGTTCCAGCTCCAGTAATGATCTCTGCCTGATCGTCTGTTGCTTGTTCAACTGTACCAACTGCTCTCGAAACAACACCACGAATAATCTCACCAACTTTGAAGTCATCCTTCGAGAGAACTGTGAGAGTTTCAGAGATGTCAGTCCATTCTCTCACTTGTCCAGTCAATCCAGTTGTCTCTGAGACAACCTCTTCACCAATAGCAAACTGAGCATTTCTAAGTTGCACACTAAATGTTGCGAGGTCTCTCTCATTGCTTATGTTTCCATAAGTCTGATCAACTAAACAATTACCTGCAACATCTCCCGCTTTGATGACTTTGGACAAGTCATATTCAATGAAAGCATTTGCTCCACCAAGTTGAAAATCAATATTTGTAACTTCAAAGAATGTATAACCATGATCTGCTGAGTTGTAACCTTTACCTGTTGTTCCAACTCCAATCGAACCAATTGAGACTCCCTCAACAATAATACTATCACCAACTTCAATCGGATAATTAGTGGGAGTTACACTGAAGGTTGTGTCAAGGAATGCTCTCGCTCTTCTTGTCGAAGAATCGAAAGAAGCAGAGAGAATTCCGACACCATTTGAGTTTTCTGTCGGGACGATCCTCGGAGTCGCTCTTGACATGAAATCTGGTTGAGTAATAACCTTTACTCTCGTATCTCCAAGTTTATATTCTGTTTCTACATCACTGAGAACCTTTTTGGTTTCACCATCAACGAAAACAAGTTTTGCTGGTCTGGTGTAATTCCTACCTTGAGAAGAAATACCAACAAAGTCAAGTAATGCACTTGCACTTAGGGTCAAACGCTCAGGAACATTAGAGACAAGTCTCATTGTCTCATCACTTGGGTAATCATAACCAATGTCACTGAAATTGGTGTTCTGAATAATTCCAATATTATTACTTTCGGGAGTAACGAGAGCACCACGACCATTCAAACTTCTAACTGAAGTAATTCCAGGAAGAGAGTTAAAGTTGGTTCCTCCATTTTCAACAAAGAACGAAGAGATTGGGCCAGAATCAGTCCGAGAGTTGGTAATATAACTAAATTCAGCTGTTTCTTCGTTATATCCAGGTTCTGTTGGTTTTGTACTGATTGAATAAGTGAAAGAAGTGCTTCCGACTCCAGAAATTGCAGCACTTGTGGAATATGCGTTATTGACAATCTGAACTTGATTGTTTCCAGTCACTGTGTTGTCAATTACAATTGACAATTTACCTGTTGGAGAAATTTGAGTGTTGACTGGAAGGAATCTATAGAAAAGTGATTCGGGAATATCATCCACACAATCAATTTCCAACTTAGCATCAGCAGTGATTCCAATTTGACCAGTCTTAGTGACATTGAAGACTTCCGAACCTTCAGTTTTTACAAATTCCTTCTGATAATTACTATCCTTATAGATTTCCATCGCGAAGGCTGAATAATTCTCACCAGCGAAGTTAAATGCCAAGGATTCATCAGAAAGATTAAATCTGACAGTGTTATTTCTGTTTAAAATAACATTTGGGTTGATTCTGGAGAGTTTTCCACTTCCAGCAGAAGTGATATCAATGTATTCTCCTGTGTTTAACTGATAAAGTTCATGTGTAAGTCTGATTTTGTTTCTCTCATAGACGAGAACATAGTACATCTCCTGGTCGACAAGACCACCGATTGAAGATGTCTCAGTGTAAATGACCCTATCTCCAGTTTCGAAGAATTTGGAGGAGAAGTTGATAGAATCTTCGTTTACATCAACATCACCAGAAGAGAATGTTCTTGGGTCGAATACAATTCTTCTATTATATTCATTATAGATGACATCAACGTCAATAATTGTTTTTGGTTTGACATCGATGTTAATTCGATCGAAGGGTTGGAGACTGTGAGTGACTGCAGTCGAAACTGTAACGACATTACTGTCGACTTTAACTCTCAAGTTGTTTACAAAGTTAGTTGTGAAGCTGTGAGTATCTCCAGTTCCTACATTTGTGAACGACAACAGTGAAGTGGTCGTATTGACACCAACAACATCTCCAGTTGACCCAATTCCAATCTTATTAGAAGAAATTCCAATGAAATTATTATCAAATTTGTAAACATAAAGTTCGGAGAAGTCAGTTAGGTTCTGATAAGGAGAACCAGATACCCCATTCCACACCTGAATTGATGTTCCACCATTAGTTTCATAGGAAATCTCATCATTCAGGTTGAGTTCGTGATTTTTGAAGTAAATTTGTTTGGGTTTGATAAAGACTTGAGTTCTTCCAGCTCCAGGATCTGCAAAAGTGATCGTATTTCCAACTCCAGTTCCAGAAGTTGTTCCAAGACCAACACTTTCTGCTGGATTAAAGTAGAGTTCAGTGTCAAGTTTGATATTTTTGGATGTTCCAACTCCAGCAGAGAACCTAAATTCTCTCGATTGTTCCTGAAGAGTGGTTCCGAGAGAGTGTGCAGCACCAGTTGTGCCATTTTGAGCTCTCAGAACTCTAATTCTGTTTCCAATTTTGTCAATATTGAGAACTTTTACACTTTCATCATCAATTTTATAAAAATTATTTGGTAAAATCTTATCAAAAGCACCACTAACTTCGAAAAATGACACACCTTCGTCGGTTGTTGCGACACCTGTTCTCAAAATAAGAGAATTTGTGACAATTCCAACCGTGTAAGCGCCACCAAGACCTCTATATTCTGTAGAAAGTCCAGAAATTACGACAAAATCGTTAGTTTTGATGGTATGAGGAGTGGTTGTTATACCGATAAACTCATTAGCAGAGAGAAATGGAACAATTTGGACATCATTGTACTCCGATGTTGCAACACTAATCCCATTCATCTCCTTTCCTTCGACAAATGAGACACTCGCGGAGGCATTACTTCCAGATGTCTTACTATAATCGAAGACAACTTTATCTCCAACCTTATAATCGTCACCACCAGTGAAGATTCCAATCCTTGAAACCTGACCAATAGAGATCGATTCGACTTGTGCAACCTGCGGTCTTTCCTTTGCAGAGTTAATTACATACTTGTATCCACTCTGATCGTCTTCAATGTGATAATTGAGAGTGTTTCTGAACCACTCTCCTTTGAAATCATATTCAGATTGAGTCGTACTGGACTTAAAGTTCTCAGAATTAGGTAATGAGTTAAAAGTGCTACCGATCAGATAAGGGAAAGCTGGTCTTCTGAAACCAGCATAAGGTCCATCAGTGTCAACAGTTTCATTATAGGTGCTAAAATATGCATAAACACCACCAGGGAAATCTGGTGTGACACAGAAACGACCGTTATGGATGTCAAGATCACCAGCATCTTCGAAAAGATAATCATTAGAAAAGTGTCCTGATGGGAAAACAGAATATGGAGGTCTGTTTTCTGGATTTCTCAAGAGAGTGTATCCACTCTTCATTTGTCTAATCAGGCCTGATCCGTCCCTGTTACTAAAACCGTAAGGACCATAAATGGGGTTTCCATCATATGCCCAACCAATAATTGGAGAGTGGTCTGTATTTGTGAGCTCAACACCAGAGAAAACTTCAAGATCCGATTTCGAAAAGATCTTTTTGGATCCAATATTACTATCACTCGACTCAATCGGGTTGAGAAGTTGTCTCAACTTACGAGGAGCTACGATACTCACATACTGAAGTGACTCTCCACTGAGATTTTGTGAGAGAATTCCATCATCAGGACCAACACTGTCAAAAGTTTTGTTGAAAAGATTAACATCCCAGTGTTGAATATTTGCATAGAGATTAGCGTTGATTCCAGGGTTTTCAACTTTAATCTTTGTTTCTTTAGAAAATCCAACACCACCATTGATAACAATGACTTTTTCTAAAATTCCAGTGTTACTAATGATTGGCGTCAGTTGAGCTGCTTGACCTTCACCCTCATCATATAATTTGAGTCTTGGTGGAGCTCCATATTTCTGTCCAAATCTTGTAACATTAACTTCAACGATAGTTCCATCATTAACAATAACATCGACCTCGGCTTCCTGACCCTGTTCAATGATCAGTTCTGGTTGTCTCTCCAAGTTATATACGGTCGATGCACCATAACCAACACCACCAAGAACTCTATTGACAGAGAAAATCTCACCTCTGACAATTGGTTGAACCACAGCATTGAAGTCCTGACCAGTTAAAGTTGAAACCCCAGTGACACCCTCAACTGTAACTACGATTGGTTTATGATTGAACGATCCATTTCCTCCGGAATCGATCTCAACATAAATGTTCTTATTCCAGAAATCATCTCTTGCCGTTGTTCCAATCCCAACCTCAACGAGTCTGAATGACTCATCGTTGATTTTAGAAACATAATAGTCCTTATTTGATTCAAGTCCATCAACAGGAGATGTTCCAGGAGTATATTGAACAATATCTTTGTTGATGTATTGGTGATTGGGAATAGTCACAATGTTCAGAGCTGAACTAATTCCAACTCCTCTTACTGCATCAAAATCAGGAATATCTCTCTTGTTATTGGTGTAGTCGCTTCCACCATCGGCCACAACGATCTTAGACAAAATTGACTTTTTCTCAGCAGCCTTAAGAGTGTGGAGACCAATTCCCAAAGTGTTACCAAGACCAACAGTATTGATTCCACTAACAGCATCATCTTGATTGTTATAGAGTTTTACTGTGAATGCATCTTCAACTCCAACATAGTAAGCGGCTCCAGTTGTGAGTCCGACAATTGCAACACCATCGTTCGTCTCATAAACAACTTTCTCATAATCTCTAAACTTATGGAAGGTTGTAAAACCAATTGTGTTAACAGCAGCATCTACAACTTGATTATCGTTTGAATTGAAATTGACTCTATGGACAATCTTCTTCAGTTGAGCTTTAAGAACTGAACCAGAACCATTACCTCCAGTCAACTTAACTGTAGGGGTCTCTGTGTAATCAAAACCAGTGTCAATGATTTGAATCTCTTCAACTGAACCTCTGACGGAAATCGTTCCTGTCGCTCCAATTCCAACACCATCAGTGTCCTGAATGTTGAGAATTGGTGGAGTGACCACATCATAACCAGATCCCCCAGCAAGGGGAGTGATTTGAGTAATCTCACCAGTGAAGACTTTATCTCTTCCTTTATAGTTCTCAATCTCAACACCATTAACAAACATCCCGATTTTACCGGGAAGAGTCAAAGTATCTTCAGTTCTTTCGGGAGTTACTGGGTCAGTAAACTGTTTGATAACTGGTTGTACCTCAAGACCTTTACCTACAAAAGGATAGTAAGTGAGTGTATTCTCTTCGACCAACACATCTGCGGTAAGCTGAACAAACACACCAGCATAGATGTCAGCTCTACTTTTCGAAAGTGAGAACTGATTTTCATTAATTTTGTAGATATAATAAACACCAGTATCTACACCCTTGAACTTACTCTCAACTTGAGTTTCTTCAATGAAACCATCTGGAGTTGTACTGGTGAGTGTAATAGTTCCAGGAGAGTAAAAAACACCATCACCAGTATAGAAACCATGATCTTCGATTGTGATAATTGTGTTATCGACATCTGGACTACCAAATTTAACTATCCTGTCGTCTGGGTTCAGAGGTGTATTGGGATAGGTGGGGATTGAGTTGGCAGCAACAAGAACATCACCCTCAAACTGAGTATAAGTGTTGAGAACGTTTGTGAAATAATCGTTGATCTGTGGATAATTAGTGGATTCACCTTTGAGAGGAATGTTGGTGACAATCCAATTTTCAGTGGTGTTGATTGGTTGCGAAACTTTGACAGCAAAGGAGTTACTACCAAATACACGAACAACAACACCAGTGGCACTTACAGATCCCTTTACATTCTCAACGGTAACATTGAATCCGTTCTTGAAGAATTGAGGATCATAGGTGAAGAATCTGTATATTCTTTCTGTTAAATCAACAACATCAACTTCTTTGATGTTCCAAAAAACTTTAGCTGAAGTGAACCAGTTTTGGTTTCTAATCGTCTCTGACTGCAAACCAATTGATTGAATCTCAAGTTTCTCTCCCTTCCTCATAAAGAGAGTGTCATCATTTCCTTTATATCTCTTCAGGGCGGAACAGATTCTTACAGTGACTTTCTTGGTGAAGTTTGGTCCAGTGAAAGCAAAACAATCTGAATCGATTCTAATTTCAGCTCTGTCTCCAATGGTGTTATTCAGTCCACTAACTCCAGTGAATTGATTGATTGTTTTCCCAGTATATGTGAGTTGAAGAGGACTTCCATCAATATCGACAACGAAGAGATTACCTTGACTTGGAAATCCAATTGTTGAATCAACATCAATAAATTCAGAGTCAGCTGAAGTCTGACCTAAAACAATTGTTTTTGGTTCAACCTGAAACTCACCAAAGATCGTACCCTGAACACTAATGTCTCTTTGAAAACCACTATCAACACTGATTTGGAAATACTTTCCGGGATACTCTTGACTATCAATCGGCACAACATTAGAGACGGAACCTCTTGCTCCGGAGATCTCTTGGTTGAGAGTAAAGTTTCTGAGATCCATTGGATCTCCACTAATTGCCTCAACTACAAAATCTTGAGTGATCTTGTAATTTGCGTTCGAAGGACGAAGAAGAAATTTTGAAGGATCGATAACTTCAACATCCAATCCATAAAGGGCTCTGAACAAAATCTCAAAAGACTGTTCTGTTCCCTTTGTTTGGTAGAAACTTTCAACACCATAAAGGAAGTTTCTCTGATCGAGTTCAGAGTAGAGAGTTCTGTCGTCGAAACCAGGAGCAATCTGTGTTTTCAGTTTCTTGAAAAACTGTTGCAAGAATAAGATGCTCAGGTTCTTAATCGTCGCACCCGTTTTGTGTGATTTTGCTGAGGTTTCCGTAAATACGAGTTTATCTCTGACTGGTCCCTCATCATAAGAAGTAACTGCAGAGAAACCTCTCGAACAATTTTCAAATTTATCTTCTGTCTTATATTCGTAATAAATGATCTCGTCATCAATCATGATGAGACCATCTCTATCTGGGAAACCATAAGTAAAGTTTCCAGAGGAATCTGTAACGATCGTTTTGGTGGTGAAGTTCAGATCACTCGCAAGAACCGTACTGGTTTCAAGCTCAAAGAGTGCATCAACCTTGACATACCTGTCAAGGTTCTGAATCAAGTCTAAGGTGGCGCCATCATACTCTTGAGAAATATAATATTGCTCAAGGAATTCAACCAGAAGAGGGAAGTCTTCTCTAACGTAGGTTGGGAGTTGACTAGATACTCGACTTTGGAACTTGACTCTATCTGCAGACATTCTTTATTATCGGGTGAGTGAACCGTTTGAGTAACTGGAAGTTACAAGGTAGTTGCTACCAGAGACATCTGCCCCTGAAGCGATTTCATCAGCGACCGTAGTAACTGATAGTTTTGAGTTATCAAGCTGAAGATAAAGGTCTTGAAGACCAATAACATCATTCGAGAAAGGTGTTGCCGAAATCTCAATAAGGTTTGTTCCTCTTTTGACTTCTGTTGAGAGAATGTTAACTGGATTGAGTTTAATCTCTCCCTTAATATAATCAATAATGCCAAGACCTCTCTTGACAACCACAGGTTCTGTTGGTGAATTCAATCTGAAGAGGAAGACTTGACCAGTCTTCATATCAGCTGATGGAATATCACCAAGATAAACAGTTCCAGAAATACCACTTACTGTGAAACCAGATGATTTAATGTTGTAACCATCTTTACTTGCGATGTGGAAACGATTACCAAAACAAATCTCATACTCAGCGAACTGATTGAGAAGTGCTTCCATATCTCTTCTCATCGCCACGGTGGTGATGTTGGAGGTAATGGACTCATGACTATCATCAATAACCTTCTGGAATTTACTATATTTAAACCTTGCTCCAAACTTATTTAACTCAGTAGAATCAGAGTAAATTGTGATATTACGGACAACAGAATCTTTCACAAAGTTAGAACTTGGAGCAGATGATGTGTTGTAGTATGTAGTTACTGTCGGCTCAAGATAAAGATATTTAAGGTCGATAATTTCAGCAACAATTCCAGCACAAGAATATTTTCTCAGATCTCTCTGGATATTCTCTTTGATGTTAGATGACAGATAAACACCATTGAGAGGTTTGATACTTACAAACACCTTACCAAAGGAAGGAGGGTCAAGTTCCTCTCCACCAAAGGCAGAAACAGATTCAGTTTCAGGATAGACAACAGGAACGAGTGATTCATAATCAGCTGCGGTAACTGCTCTGTACTGAGAAGAGTAAATCTGAGGAGCGTACTTTCTTACGGACTCAGTGCTTTCAATTGCAGCTCCACCACCAGAGGGTTCGTTGGTCGAAACAATTGAGATACCACTTGAAACAGATCTTTCTTGATTATCAACCAATCTTCCAGAGAACAGGAAGTCAGAGATTCCATTTCCTTCTTGACCATTTGATGTGATATAACTGACTTCAATAAAGTTAGGTTCTTCTAACTTGACACCAAATGTTCCATCACCGAAGAGAAGTTCATATCTCTCATTAGGTGATTCTTGAATGAAGTAAGCTGCTGTTGATGCAGTCACACTAATAAGTGAATCAAACCGATTGAACTTTCTAGAGATTGTAGAGGTTTCGGATTCTTTCACAATCACACTCATTAGTTTAGTGTCAACTCCACTATTTCCAAGAATGAATCTTTGGTTAGGATTTCTTGAGTCAACAGAGAAGGTCTCCTTAATAAAGGTTCCTTCATAGATTTCAATTCCTCTGAAGGTTGCCGATCCAGTAGAATCAACAGGAACGGTAATATCGTTAGGGATACAGAAGGTATAGGTTTCCTTTCCAAAGGTCCTTGTGCTAACTGCAACAAGTCCAGCCTTGAGTGTCAGAGTGACTGCAGTGGTGTTGGAAACATCCACACTGAAGGATATGGTTGCAACTGACGATGTTCTTGATCGAGGAACATAACCAATGTTCCTTGCAAGAGATACCACATTCTCACGAAGAGTGGCACTATCGATAAACACCTCGTTCGTCACCATGTTGGCGTTGTACGAGTTAATGTAAGTATTATACGCTAACGTTTCGATGATTGTTGTGAGGTTAGACCCCTCAAAATCATAATCAGTGAAGTTTGAGTTTGATCTCAGATAGTCCTTAATGGATTCCTTTATCTGGTCAAAATCGACGTTACTAAAATTAACTAGAGGCATTGACCTTACCTTGTTGGAATTAATGCGAATGTAATCTCTTGTGCTGGAACAATGATTCCAACAATGTCATAACGAATTACAACGTGAAAACTATGACTGTCTAAATCTGCTTCAACTTCAACTTCACGAAGTTTGACCCTCGGTTCATAACGATCGACTGTTAACTCAATTTCTCTTTTGATCGAGTTGGCTGTCAAACTGTCAAAGTTCTCAAATAAGAGAGCAGAGACACGACTACCAAATGTAGGATTGAAAGGTTTCTCACCAGGAACAGTCAGAACTAAATTACGAATTGAACGAGCAATCGCATTCTCATTCTTCAACCCAATAAGATCATCGTTGATAGGATTGATCTTAAACGTTGCACTAATATCTTTGAAAGCAAAACTCTTTCTTTCAGATGGAATGAGAGGCACGCTTATTCTTACAGTATTTCTCAGTTATTTAGAAGGGTAAGCAAAGAAAAAGTTCTGTAAGATTTCTCTCACAGAACTTAAGAATCTCATCGTCGTCCTTGACCTCGGTAACGCTTCTTTCCACGAACTTTATAGGATCCACGCTTTCGATGACCGTTACCAATTGAGGTTCGTTTGTTTCGATCACCCATTACATGACCGTCTTTGTGAGTGTGTACCTTAGCGGTACTCCAAGTCATTGCCATTTAGTTTTTGTCCTCTTCTGTGTCCCATTCAAGTTTAACCTCAACCCCTTCATCTGTCAAATCTGTGATGTCATACATGAAGTGATCACTTGTTTCAATTCGTCTTTTGTTTTCAACAGAATACACAGTGGTGTCAATCTCAAAGCCAGGATTCTTACTGATTCGTTTGAATGTCCAAGCATCATCAAACCAAATGATTCGATTGTTTGGATAAGCATAATAGTTACCGTTATCCATCTTGAACAGGTGAGCACACTTGTGTTCTGGTGTCTCAGAGAAGTTCAAGTCAGGAACACCTTTGTTCTCCCAAGACCAGTCCAAGGTGAACATGTAAGTTCCCAATGCCTTCTTTCCATCAGGACGAATGAGTTCCGCATTCAATCCATATAATCGTTGTCTCCGTTGAACATCAACGTAAGGTGAGAAGCAATCCCAATACATTGTATCTTCAAGAGGTTCAACCGGTGCGTCTGGTTTCCAACAGAAAGCGTGTAAAGGACGACGAGTCCAATTCACACCATTCTCAAGAAACGCCTCAAAGAGTGGAACTCTTTTTTCAATACTTGCGACACAATGAACATCACACTTTGTAACTTCACCGTGTCCCTTCTTATGATTGTAGAGAAACTCGTTACGAATGTAACAAGACCAATCAGGAAGGCTGTGATTCAGATAAGCCAATCTCTTTCTCCTGGAAAATAATAATCAGTGAGTTCTTCGTCCTTAATTATATCACGAATTGCATACAGTTGTCCTGTACGACGTTCATAAGCTACATTCGGATGATGCGAATGATTAATGTAATACTGTTGACCTAACCGTTGTAGATCATCATCAATCCAATAACCATTATCATCATAATAAGCCATCTTCTTAAGATAGTTCTGTATTTCAGGAGACACATCAGTAATCTGAATACATGTCTTTGGTTTAAAGATAACAGTATCTCTTGGAATATCAACTAAAGAAAAGACACCTACCCCGTCACAGACTTTACTGGGAGCGAGATAAGTGTAAACAGTCAGGTTATACATCCTTGACTCAAATCACGCGTGTCTTCTCGTGACCAACACGAATTCGAGGATCACACCAGATCTCAAATCCTGCTTCAATGGCATCCAGACAGAAGGATACGTCTTCACCACACATGTCCTGAACAGCTCCAGACTCAAACACCTGCATCTTCGGCGCGAACCAAGGATACTTCATTTCTTCGTGCTCAAACACACCATTCTTAATTAGAACCCAACCAAAGCCAGTATAATCAACAGTAAATGGTTTCCGACGTTTACTAATACCATCAACCATCTCATGATTCATCACACCACCATTGTTACGGAAGTCATCTTCTTCCAACCAGTGTGCAACAGAGGTGGTCCGTCCATCTTCAGTTGAATACCAACCAGCAGAGATTGGATGATGCTTTCCTTCAATTGTTTCACCCTTCTCATCAACTGCATCAGCAGGAAGTGCCAAATCTGCCAATTGCCAGAACTTGGATGTATCAAATACAATATCACTATCGATCCAAAGTTGATAATCATAATTCAGCTTACCATCCCAGGGAATCTGATCAGGTCCACGGAGAACATTTGCACCCAAACACTTACAACGTGCAAAGTTCACCATCGAAGAGTAATCCTGACTAATCTGAATACTCATTCCATTCTGAACCAGATCAAATGCCAACTGAAGGAAGTTCTTCAGAAAGGTATATGAACATCCACGACCTGGAAGACAGAACACAATCGTCTTTCCACGCCATCGATCTTTAATTGCTTGATAATCCCAAGGATTCTCTTGAGATGCATTCTTCTTTGCAACAGGCTTCGACGCCTTCACAGTAAACCCCTTGGCCATTCAATCAATCTCCAATGTAAAGCAATGAATAAAATTATTATAACACGGTTATTTAGTTTTCATCAATGGGTCGTTTTTTTGCGGGATTTTTACAATCCTTCAGACTCATCCTCATAGTCATCAGGATCAATGCGACGAGAAAGGGGACTCGGAATCAACTGATAAGATAATTTATCTCTCAGTTTGTTCACTCTCTCAACGTCATACTGTTGAAAGTGTCCCCGTTTCTCAACGTGTTTGTAATAATGAAGAGCATTCTGAATAATAGTGAAGTCTTCCATTGTGAGATCAAAGTTCATAAGATTTAATCAATTCAAGTCTGGCTCTTAAGTTTTCCTCAGTGTCTCTTTGGAAATTGTGATAAGCAATGTTCATGAGAGTTTGAACGGTCTTCCAACCGCCGTATTTTTTCTGAGGCCTCATCTTAATGTAATAATGACTCAGAAGGAGTTTAGCATCAGACACTGTCATCCAGTCATGAATCAGAGTTAAATTGATTGCATCCTGTTCCATGGTTTTATACCTGAGAACTTGTGTAATACTTCGTGTAACCCGGATAACGAGCCTCAAGGAACTGTCGAGCTTGAATTGGATTTCTTGCTTCGACGATAACATTGTGTATTGCCGGAACTCCGACCTGACCCACACAGTGACCCAGATACTTCTTCATGGACATCGGTTACACCTCTTCTTAGTAACTTTCCTCTTCGAGTATCTTTATTGTATCACATCTCTCATAAGAAAACCGATCATCTTTGAGTTCTTTACAGAACTCCCACACAGACTCAAACTTTTCTTTTGAGAGGTTATTCATCACACATTCTTGTTCACAATAAACGTGATAAACTTCTCCAGTTCTCTGTATCATGTCCAGTGAGTAGAGTAAGAAGACATATTAGTTATAACACATGTACACACTATGTGTTTTTATGTTTCTCTGAGGGGGGAGTGTAAGTGGGAGAGTGAAACATACAATACTCATTGAAAGTAATCTTCATTTCCTTATTTGTGAGGTTACAATGTCTTGCAGCTTTAGGTAAGTTCCATTTAGCTCCAAACAACATCTCCATGGCTTTTCTTGTTTCTGGTCTCATCGGGTCCTCATTGCATTCGGCATAGATTTGTCTCTCATACCTCAGAAAAATTTTTACCTGTCTATTATATCACACTCGAATTCGTGTCGTTGTAGGTTAGAGTTTTTGAAAAAAGTTAAGGGGGGTCGTTTCAAACACTAAGCCGGACACCCCAATATAACCTACCAACGAAAAACGCTGTCCCTCCCATTATAACTGAACTGTGTAAATCTGTCAACCCCTCAGTGATAACAACTGAGCAGTAAAAAGGGCCAGGGAACCACCCTTAGCCCTTGTTCTTGTAACCACCAGACTGTAAAGAAGGAACCACCAATCTCCACAGTTCACATAAAGTAACCACTCTCTATGTGTCCCTCTAAGTTTATAGACCTTAGGGACTTGGTCTCATATATTCATAATAACTGTTTATTCCTTAGTTGTCAATCAATGGGTCAAACGTAGTGTAGAGCAAGTTTGACAATTTGATCATCTTTGACAATACGATTCGGACCAGATTTAGTCTCGAATTGATGATAGATTGTGTTGGGATCTTCCTTGTCCCAATACATCGCGTCAGTCAGATCTGAACACATTTCACGAACAGTTTTGATGCCACGATAGGTCGAGTCAAAGTGTTCTTCGAGAATGACAAGTGCTTGACGGAAAGTGATGGTAGAAGTGTTGTTCATACTATAGAGGAGGTTTCAAGGTAACTAACAATAATACCATCAGAATGCCCACCTCTTCAGTTCATTTAATACCTTCTGAGGTCTTGTCTCAAAATAATAAGCCTCCACCTCAACTGGCCACTGTTCCTTATCATAATGTTTAAGAATCAGACGGGTCTTTCTATCACTCAGACGATTATAAAGACCAGTCACATAAAACACTGTTCCAGGCTCAAGATTGTCATTATCCAGGCCATCTCTGGCGTCTTGAATGACATGAACTGTCTCATGCACCAATGTCTCAAACCTCAACCAATAAGGGACACCTTGAGTGCATATAGTCATGATATTGTGGATACTCGAATAGAAACCCAGAACATTATTCGCATCACATTCATTAGCATTACTCTTCGTTCCGTTAATCACAGGAACTCCAAGATCATCTAATCCCTCAATGAACTGTTTAGCTTGTGCTTTATAATCAGAACCAAAATCATCAGCACTCATAAACTGAATGTAACGAGCTTGTGTTGATGGAGCAATAATAGACAAAAGACTCAGAGTCCCTAGAAGTGTCTTGGTAGTTGTATTCATTGGATGCTGAGTCTCGGTGCCTTTATGGGGACAAAAGTATTATAACAATTATATCTTCTCTGTGTAAAGTTCGTTATATAAGGAATTGCAATCTGGGGGTGGGAGTGTCTCGGAGGGGGGTTGACATTTCTGAGTCCTTCTGTTAGAATGCGGGCTAAGATCACAACAACTGAGTGGATTTAGAAGGTCATAAGTGACTACAAAGTAACTCCGAAGACCCTTCACAGTTACTCCACAGCTTTTTCCACAGACTGTTAATAAA